ACCTGGGACATCAAGGGATCCCAGATTGATCTCTCCGGAAACCGCCGGCATGAAACCAGCGAAGGACCTATCCCACTTGAGACCCTCACGGGAACTGAAAATAAAGTAGGCTCCCGCCAACACGAGAAGGATGATTAGGACTGTCTGCATACGCATCTTATAAAGAGTTGCGAAATTATCCTGAGGATAAAATAGACATTAATTTAAAGGCATGTTCGCCATACTCGTATTTAGTCCAAAGTGTCCTCACTGTAATGAGGTATATGGAATACTAAAACAGACGCCCTATCTGGACAAGATTCAGCTGCACAACATTCACGAAAAGCCCGTCCCCGATGAGCACAAACAGATGCTTACCCACGTCCCTGCCGTCATAACAAAGGACGGTGCCCTTCTATTGGGAACGGAGGTGAAGCGGTGGGCCACCGAACTCATCCCCTGCGAGGTGGAATCCTTCTGCAACTCGAAGTTCGCGTCCTTCGACGGGAATCCCAACCTCGTGCCTAACCTATACAACCTGGATCTCTATGGCTCACCCCTGGCACCCCCACTCACTCCGGAAATTGAAGCCAAAATATCTAAGAAACTACAGAATAATTAAAGATTTAACGCAATTTAATTGGAAATGTTTTTGAAAACGATACAGGCTTCTGCATTTAAAAATATATTTGAGGTTCTCAAGGACATCCTAAACGACGTGAATGTCTCCTTCAGCAAAAAGGGTGTTCACATGATAACTCTGGACAACGCGAGAACTGCCATGGTGGAACTTATCCTCGAGGCGGACCAGTTTGAGGAATACAGTTGCGAAAATGAAATCATCGTGGGGATCAATACCACCAACGTGTTCAGGGTGCTCAAGTCTGTGTCGGCGCAGGACGTTCTCGTCATGGAAATCAAGGATGACCACCTCTTGACCATCTCCATCGAAAACAGTTCCAAGAAGAGCCGAAGCAATTTCAAATTAAAACTCCTTGACATTAATGAGGAGATATTCAACACACCGAACCTCCCTTTGGTTTCCATCACCACCTTTCAGACCATGGAATTCCAGAGACTTTGCCGAGACATTTCCCACATTGGCTCGGAACTCTCCATAGAACGTTCCTACAAGAAGATAAGCTTCCTGTGTAAGGGTGACTTTGCGGAACAGTACACAGAATACGACATTGATTCGGACACCAAGAAATTCAAATCCATGAAGGATACATTCTCCCTAAAGTATCTAAATCTGTTCACGAAGGCAACATCCATGTGTGCCAACATGAAAATCCTACACCACGGGGAGGATATGCCCCTAGTGTTGGAATACAAAGTAACGTCTCTTGGAGATCTCAAGTTCTATCTTGCTCCAAAGTCTGACGATTAAGCAAATCATCCCTTTCAATGAAGATAGGCTCAAAACTAGTGAGTGTGTGGATTTCCCACTTATCGGGAACCATGTCGTTCGTTTCAAATAGATCCGACAAACGGATGTCTTTGGAATCGTGAAAGTCGAGCTTGGGTCCTGCGTAGCGGAGGAACCTCTCGGTGTCCCAAACAACCTTGTCTCCGTAATGAGCGAATACCTTGGTGATCATCTTTGGGTAACTAAGGTCTCCGGAAAAATTGTCGTTCTCGCTTGAGATTTCCGGTTCCCTAAAAGGACTTCGGGAAATCAAATTGAAGGGACAATCCTTGTGAATATATTCAATCTCGAAACGAATGTTGTCAACTATCTGTGGCTTGTTCCTCAACATTTTTGCGAATGTATTTCCGGGATAACAGAAAAGTGTCTTCTTCGCGCCCCTCTCCATCTCCGGCCAGTGCTGCATAACGTCCCTCCAAGGACCGGACGGAAACATACACTCCTTGCTCGTGTCTACGTCGTAAATCATTTTTATCGGCATGAGCTTCTGGTATCTTTCATCAGGTGCGTACCACCAGTTGAAAAGTTTGACGAGATAAGTTTCAAACATTTAAAGTAAAAAGGCATCATTCTTTTAAATGAGTTTTCTCGAGAGGTATCACAATAAAATGAAGGAATACGAATCAGACCCCGTGAAACTGAACGAATACATCAATGCAGCGGCTCCCTACATAAAGAGATACCAGGAAGACGGATCAAAAAGGAAGGACATATTTGTGGAATACATGCAAAAGGTGGAAATGGATTTGGGTGTCGTGAATGAAGATTCAATCGTAGAAAATCAAATAAATAATTGCGAATCGTGCGGATCCATTAGAATATTCGAAAATTCCTCCGATGGGGACATCGTCTGTCACGATTGTGGCTACTGCATGGTGAACTTGGAATTTGGACTCTCGTTCCAGGACGAACAGAACGTCACCAAGATAAGTCAATATTCCTACAAGAGACAAAATCACTTCAACGAATGGGTTCAACAATTTCAGGGGAAGGAGACGGCAAACATACCCGACGACATCATCGAGCAACTGAGATACGAACTCAAGAAGCAGAGGGTGGACAATGTGAAAATGATCACGCACGCCAAGGTGAGGGGGCTCCTGAAGAAACTTAGGCAGAATAAATACTACGAACACATTCCCTATATATGTAACATCCTCACCGGAGTCAACCCACCCCACATGGGGAACGCGCTGGAGGAGAAGCTGAGACTCATGTTCAACGAAATACAGGAACCTTTTGACGCCGTGTGCCCCAAGAACAGGAAGAACTTTTTAAGTTATCCCTATGTTCTATATAAGTTCTGTGAATTGCTCGGAGAGGACAAATACCTCCCCTATTTCCCCCTTCTGAAGTCAAAAGAAAAACTCACCCAGCAAGACGAGATATGGAAGGGTATGTGTAAAATACTAAAATGGGAATTCATAAAGACATGCTAAAAAAGTTCTTTTCTGTAAATAGGTATGAGTTCTTACATAAGAATTGACGACAACGTCCACATGGACAAGATCAACCCGTACGCCATGAGCACAATGTTCACCCCCGGGGTGACGCTGGGAGGATCCTACAGCAAGGTATTCAGCGGGAATGTAACGGCACCCCTGGTGAATATCGTGAACCCAAAGGGAGATGCTCTGGGAGGGTCCATATTTCCCCAAGCAGGGGAGAAGTCGCCGGCGTGCGCGGAAACCAAGGCGGCGGGGTGGAGAACTCCCGCATTCTGCGAGAACAAGGCATTCGCACTGGATCATCCTTCCTACCCCATGCGACGCTACGACAGCCCTCCATGGACGATGCACGACCGAAAACTGAGATGGAACGGTCCAGGAAGGGAAGGACTCCTCGGCATACCCACAGACCAGACTACCGGTTTGGCTTCCATCGCGCTCCTTATATTTATAGGACTTTATTCCATTTGTCATAGACGGTGAGGAACCTTGTCACTCCTAATTAGTGGCGTATTCTCCTCCAAAGTTCTCTTTAACTCATCAATTTTATTCAGGTACCCTTTACAATTATGAATCTCAAGCTGAATACAATTGGTACAGAGGTTATGTTCGCACTGCTCGCATCTCAAGTATATACCCGCTTTCTTTGAACAGTGCTCACACCTCATTTAAAGCTTAAAGAAGTTTATTTTTTAAAATGAAGTTCGAGCACTTCGCGGCGCACATTTTGAAGATACGCCAAGAGGTGGACTTTGACAAACCTTCCCCGCTAAGGGTTTCCACCATGACCGTAATGGGAGGGAGGAAGGGTGCGGAAACATCTTTGAATAGGTATAAGGAATTCTTCAAGGAACCCAAAGAAGGTTGGACGATCACCCCGAAATCATTTAACAACTCGGTGACAGTTCTCAAGGTTCTGGAAAATAACAAGAAAAGGTCGGTAAAATTTTTCCCCAATGGACTCATTCACGTGACTGGGTGCTCTACGCCGATTGAAGCAGAAAATATAATAAAAGAAATACAAACACTAGTTGACCCTCTTTTTGAAGGCATTAACGAATTTGATAATATCGACATCCAGACACAAATGATTAATGCGACCTTCAAAGTTCCTCATCTCATTAATCAATTGGCATTGATTAGACTTTACGAACATTTCAGGAAGTATGTGACACAGACCTCCTTCAATCCGGAAACCTATTCCGCGGTAAAGGCAAGAATTTATGGACTTTCCGTGAGCATTTTTAAGACAGGGAGTATTGTGCTGTCGGGTGCCAAAGACCTGGAAAATCTAGTCAAGACCTATCACTTTCTTTTGAATGAAATATTGTATGATCAAAGCATCATGGATAAACCCACAGTGTTAACATATGAACCAGACAATTTTTTTAAAAAAATAGAGAAAAAATACAAGATTTTTATATACGGTAATACTAAAACGGAATGTCACAGAGACTAGGAATGGCCGACGGACGCGCTTTCACCATACACACGGCAAGCGGTCTGCTCAATGACGAGATCATGAAGCAGAACGGCATCGCTTACCCCCTGAATTATCAGTACAGACAGCTCATCGCGAAGATGGGTCCGAGCCTCCTGGCACCCATCACCACGCAGCAGAAGGTGGGACCCGTTCCCTCGAACAGCATCACCCGGTGCTTCTCCGCCGACGTGCCCCTCCTCAAGGTACCCAAGACGAACTAGTTAAATAATATAGACGACGTGAAATTACAATACGAGACATGGATTACGTAAAGCAATTTCAAGAGGCCTGTGCAGCCATGAAAAAGGATGGAACCCTAACGAAAGAACGCATGACCGTGGCGTGGCTCATGTTCCTCCCAAAGGACAAGGCAGAAAATGCATATAATCAGGCTAGGAGGTTTAGTTCGCGTAAAGCAGACCGGCCATCCCGTTCTGTACCCTGAGAATGTTGTAATTTACAGCATAAATTGGGGCATTGAATGTGCTCGTGTTGAGGACAAGGCGAGCCGAATCGATGCGAGAGAAGTTGACCGTCCCCGTGGGCTGAAGCTTGCTGGCATCCAGACAGAAGGGAATCATCATGGTGACATTCTTGAAACCATCTTCGGCAGTGGTCTCGTCGTGACCGAACTGGGTGTGCCAGAATGCAGACACCTGGTTGTAATGAGGAGAGACGTGAATGCTGTCGCCAACGTCCGTTCCATTCAGCTGAAGAAGGACGCGAACGGTATTGTTGAGATTGGTGGAAGTCGTCGCAATGAACTTACAGGGGTGGTTGAAGGTCAGATCAGCCCTGGACGATTCCGGTGAGGGAATCCTCTGAACCTGTTGAATAAGGTAGTCGGTGGTGCGATCGGAAAGGGACCTCCGCTCCATCGTATCGAGGTAAACGAAGCGGGACCACATCTCATACTTGTAGACGGTGCTAGAGCCTGCCGTAAATGATTGAGTGATACTAAAGTCCAAAGAGATTGCACTTATGTAATAAACCGATCCTACATCGGTCGCAACAAGATTGTCATACATACCTGATCGACCGATTAGACCACTGTCTGCGTCGACGGTAACGCCCATCAATCCATCAGGATCCAAAGCACTTCTCAAGTTTTCACCCACGTTAAGACCAGCTATAGCTAATGCGCGGTCTCTAACATCATTTGCAGCAAGAGTAGCGTTTGGGTAAGTCGTGCCGTTGTTAGTGTAATCTGCAACATGCGCAGCAATTGCGGCGTTGTAGGTACTGGTATAAAGATTGTAAGGGGTGAGAGTATCAGTTCCGGTGGACCCACTCGCAGAGCTTCCCCAGTAAATCCTCATCTCCACATCGTGATATTGAAGAGCCAAGAGGGGAAGTGCGGACTGCCAGTTCTCAGAAAACCAGAACTTTAAGGGATAGAAGTAACCCGTATCCTGAGCACTTCCCTGAACGGAGCGAGAAAAGGATGAAGCCATCACGTCGGGGGAAATTTTGTTCGTAAACTCAAAGGTTTGAGTATCGATGAGCTGACCCCCGATGTAAAGCTCCACCTTGTCAATAATATCGCTCCAATCGACGCTAGCGACTTGATCGTATACATCCGTGGCAGTGAGATAGCAGTAAGAAAGAAGATCACCCTTGCGCTCAAAGCGAACCGATGAGATTCCATTTGATGAAGGGGTATTCACGATGGTCTGCCTCTCAATCACGCTAGAAAAATTAGTGTGACGCTTGTATGAAGACTGCCAGAAAGAAATTTCAGGCTGACCCACCAAATGCGTATCCTGGGCTCCTGTTGCAACTAGCTGAGTAATACCTCCAGACATTTCAGTTTAGTATTGACTAATAAAATTTATTCGCTCAAGAATCTTACGCCCGGAGCGAACCGCATACCAGATTTCAACCAAATCTCCCATTCCATACTCCATGATGGTCTTCAGGTTGTCACATTTAATTCCATAGGGTCTTCCATAACGCCATGGAACCTTTATCTGCTCGCCGTCAACCATGATGTACATCCTTCCGCTGTCCGTCTCGTAAAGGGGTCTGCTTATACTTCCCTGACTATAAGGCATTACTCTTACAAGAACGCAATATCTTTAAAGTCTTTCCCTTAATCCTACACTCCCTTGGGATGAAGCGAATGACCGTGCGCATCTTGCGGTTTCCATTGACTGGAACAATGCACCCATGCTTTATCTTATTCTTATTGGAACTGCATTGAGCCTCGAAGCATGAATACATCTTCTTAACGGCCTCGTAGCTGGGACGGTCTGTCTTCTCCAGTCTCTCATTTACGGCATCGTGAATCTTGTAGAGCCAGGTGGACAAACTCTTTCTGGAAGATAGAACCTCGCTTGTGAGCGCCAAGGGACTTCCCTTTGAC